TGACATATCTCCATAGTGATATTCAAGATCGTAGCTATACTCGCCTGTGTTATATCTAGTTGGCATGAGATTCACCGCCTCCATATATTGATTCGTAATCAACAATTGCTCTTTCTAATGCTTGCTTCACTTCAGGTGCGGTGTAAGGTGAATTTGCATATATCTTGGCTCTTTCAACTGTGTAGTGCTCAATCACCAAAGCAACTGACTCCATAAGACGCTTGAGGTCATCCATGTTCACAAGCTCAATTCTCGGATTAAAACGATCTGAATACTTTTTTGCTTTGGTGCAGTAACACAATGTTGAGTAGTAGCACTCCATATATTTACTTGGGATGCCTTCAACAACCTCTCGCGCCTTATCCAATCCTTGCTCACGAATAAACTGTTCTGGTTTCATTGGCTGCGCTCCCACTTGTCATAACAATAAAAATTTAGAAACAGGATTAGTAAAATTACGATTAAATACCCCCACCAAAATTGCTTACGCCCACACAAATCAAGAAGGGTCAATGTGCAAATGAAGTAAAAAGTGCTGTCCATGAAGGCCAATGGAAAACGAAAGGTTGTTCGTTTGTTTTTGGGTTGATGAGTCTTGGCAACCAAAGCTGCTATAACCAAACCCAGAAAAGTTGAAATACAAATAAGAACCATGATTGATAAGAACGTTTTCATATGAAGCTTCCTGAATTATCTTTACTTTCAAGAGCTGCCAATTGATCACTATGCACATTTGAGAAGCGGCTATAGTCCAGCTCAGAACAAAGAAAGGTTTTGCCTACTGAGCCGTCACGCACTTTTGCGGCGTTCACTTCAAGCAAACCGGGTGTTTTTGACTTCTCGCCGTTGTAATACTCATCCCGGTAAAGGAATAAAATTACGTCAGCATCTTGCTCAATTGCTCCAGATCCGCGAAGGTCTGACATAATTGGTCGCTTATCTGATCGGTTTTCCAATTGACGACTTAATTGCGATAAAGCAAACACTGGGCAATTAAATTCCATTGCCACGCGCTTCAATGAATCTGAGATATAAGTCAAACGGTCATTTTCAGACGCACTTGCTGGCAAATGCGGTGTAATAATTTTTTGTAAGTAATCAACAAAAATGGCACCCAGCGAACCCTCTTCCGATCTCACTTTGCGCGCATGCTTTCTGATATCAGAAATTGTGACGGCGCCATCCATGATCATGAGAGGCGAATTTTGAATAACTTTTGCAGCCTCAGTAAAACAAGTCCAATCTTCGCCATCCAACTCAGCATTTTTGATTTTTGAAAGTTTAAGATCCCCTACGCTTGAGATGATCCGCTTGGTGATTGCATCTCTTTTCATTTCGATGGATTCAATCAAAACCGGCTTACGTAAATTAGTTGCAATATTGGTTGCCAAGTTCAAAGCAAAGGCCGTTTTACCCATACTTGGACGAGCTGCAATAACAACTAAATCGCCGTTATTAATTTCCCCAATTCGATGATCAAGAGCTACAAAACCAGTATTAACCCCACGAACTCTGTATTGACCGCTCATCCTTTCAGTTTGGATGCTGTTGATCTCTTCCATTATTGAAATTACAGAATGAGAAAGGTGCTCTACATCACCCTTGTTAGACACGGAATTAATATTGCTTAAGAGGGTATTTGCCTTTTCCAAAACATCATCGGCAGATCCATAACCCACATCATTTGCATAAATCTGAGTTTTTTTGCCAACATCTCGAAGCTGCCGTCTAAGGTGCAATTCCTCCAGCATCTTGATGTATGACTTAAAGTTGATTGCTTTGCCTACGACATTCCCTAATAGCTCAATGATGTATTGTTCATTGATACCTTTTGACTCTGCCCCAAGCGACTTAATTGCTCTCAAAACTGTAAGTTCATCAATAATTTCACCACGCTCATAAAGTGAGCGCATAGCTTTAAAAATCACTTGATGAGTATGAATAGTGAATAAATGCTCATGCATTTGTGCCACATAATCAGCAGCCTCACTAATCGTCAGAATTGAAACCAGAACAGAGGATTCAATGCTTGGATCTGACAATGGGTCCTTTTCAATACCAGTTACATTCAAATCATTAGTCATTCTGTACCACCCTCAGCATAGGCTTTGCCATATTGGACACGCACTGGCGTTGGTCTGAAAACTTGCTGTTCCTGTGGTTGCTCAGAAGACTGGTGCGCTACGTTTGGCTCTTGCCCAGACATACCAATGAACCGATCAAGTTTTGTTGCTTCACGGCAAATTAACTCAATGTCAGTAAAGTTGTTTTGAAGGTGGTATTCAGACTTGGAGCAATTAGTAATTGCCAATTTAATGTCTTGAACTGTGTAACCCTCCTTGAGTCTGGCTTGAATCTTAGTTTTACGTTTATTGTCCAAAACAGTACGGCTGTTTTTGTTAAACGTTGTTTTCCAGAATTCAAAGATCTCTTGGATTTCTTCTTTGAAACTCTCTTTTGGTTTTTCAGCGGGTACAGGTTCGCCGTTAGGCGGACATATATTTATATTATTTCCCTTATGTTCTATTACTTCTCCCTTAAGAGCAGAATTCGAAGGAATTCCGCTAGATTGATTTTGGCTTTCTTTTGGAGTTCCGTTGGAATTCCGATGGAATTCTTGTGGAACACTTGTGGAAGACTCAACCCAATCTTTTGGACATCCAGCAGCTATCCATTGTTCACTTGTTGGAATATCTATGGATTTCTTGCCTTCTGACTCAAGCTTTTTGTTGTATTTCCGCATTCTGTCCGCAAATTTTGCGTAGTGATGGCCCTGTTTTGATGCCCAGCTTTCCTGTGCTTTCTCGCAGATTGTTGGGTGATAGATGCGGCCATCATTGCACTCTTTCCAGCCATGCAATGCCTCAGCTTTAACCTTTACCCATTCCCCAATGAAGCGACCAAAACCCGCAAGATTTGCAAGAATACGATCATCATTTGGAAGTGATCCAGCAGGCACTTGATGCCATGAAGCACACCAAAGCAAAACACCTGCCTTAAATGCTTCCCCATCTGTAATAGCTGTGAAATCGCTGTCTCTGAAACGCACCACATCAAGTGGCATGTATGCAAAGTCGCGTAAATCCACATCACTATCAATTAATGGATCAGGCAAAATTACCCCGCCATCAATAGAATTATTATCGTGCATTACAACTTATCCTTTGCTCTTAGACGGTTAATTACAGCGCTCTCAAATCGATTCAAAAGTGCATAAAGGTGAGAATGTTTTTGCAGGTCCGCTATAACCTCCCCAATTGGATGGGAAGTTTTGTTGAAATCTTTTTGAACGCCCAAAGCCTTTTCAGGTTCTTTGCGAGATTCCTTGTACTCAGCTATTGAGTCTGCATATGCGTCATGATCAATTTGCCATTGAGTAAGGACTTGATCCTCCTCATCATATGGGCTTGCACAGTCTGAATTTTGTGCTAAGATTTGTTCATTCATTTTGGTTTGCTCCAAAACACAAAACCGCCTCTGCTGTAACAGATGGCGGTTTTTTTAATTTAACGATTGACTCGATTTGCTAAGTAAATCCGCCTTTAAAATCCCTTTTGATTCAATTTCTAAAAAGGCCTGTGTTCTTAGCGGAATTCCTTCTTTTTCCCACTTCCATAAGGTAATTCTAGAAACCAACATCTTTCTTGATAGCTCCTGTTTTGAGCTACAATCGTGGTAGTCCAATAAGTCTTGAAGGTTCATAGGTTAACTTAAATTATCCATAAAGTTAACTTAAGTTATCATGCTGGGATTTTATTTTCAATATAGTGTGTTAATATAAGTTAACCAATTCACTGCGAATATTGTTATGGAATTACATGAAAGAATTGTCCAGAAAATGAAAGAAAAAAAGTTACGACAAGTAGACCTAGCCTTGGCAACGGGAAAGTCAAAAGTAGCAGTATTAAAATGGATAAATGGAGAAAATGTACCTAAGACCGAATCGCTTAAGAAATTAGCAGAATTATTTGGTGTTTCAGATAGTTGGTTAATGCATGGTACTGAAGAAAAACTGGACAATAATGTTGTTTTAAGTGAAAAGATGCCATCAGATGGTCGTCCTGTTCCAGTGATATCGTGGGTTGCAGCAGGTTCTTTTAGTCCCATTGAAACTGTTTTAAAAGATACTGAAATTGAGGAATACCTTCCCCCAAATCGTAGATGTGGAAAAAATGGATATGCATTAAAAGTTGTTGGATACTCAATGGCGCCAACTTTCTTACCCGGTGACAGAATTTATGTAAACCCAGACATACAAACATTTGATTTAAAAACGGATGATCTTGTAATTGTTGCATGTGCTGGCGACTCAGAAGCAACCTTCAAGAAATTAATAATTGAGGGAGAAGGCTCAAGTAAGTTTCTTGAACCATTAAACCCTGATTGGCCTGATAAAATTATAAAACTATCAGAAGATTGCAGACTTGTTGGGAAAGTAGTAGGACTTTATAGGGATATTTACTAGCAAATTCACGCCAATAATAAGAAATTTTTATAAAATTTGCCCACTTTTGTGGGTTTTTTATTATCAAAAAAATTAACTAAAATAAATCAAAAATAATTATTGACGCATTTAGTTAATTTAAGTTAACCTAATTTCACAAACACAAAAAGCCCCACACTGTGGAGCTAATTTTAAACCTAGATGCTTTCTCTGTCCTCTACCAAAATTTCAGAGCAGCATCGCTATAACTGGTGCTTTATTATGAACCAAATCACAGATATTAGTCAACAGGACTGCATTAGCCCATACCTTCGCTCATCAAACAAAAACAAGACTCCTGAAAAGATGCTTGCCCAAATTAATGCATGGTTGCTTGATGAGGACTTTTGTCATTATTTTTCAATTCAAATACAAGGCCAAGAGGTTTATCCATTCGGCGTGATAAATCGTCCGTTCTTTCATCTTGATCAAGCAGAAAGAAAGCTAGAAAGCTTAAAAAGCGCAAACCCTAAAATTTGTTACTACATGAGTTATGGTGCTTTTGATAAATCAATCTTAGATTTTGAAAATGAAAATGCCCCTATGTGGGAGCGTGCTTGGCTTAATCAACATGAATTCCGTTTGATCAAATTGAATGTTGAAAAAATGGCTGAAGAAGATTTAGTTAAGCTAATTCCAAACTATAAAGATGTTCTAACTTGGCAAGCAGAACAAAACACAAGTCAAAGCTGTCATTACTACTTTTCTCAATCTTTTGATGATTCAGAAAATGAGATTACCACATCATCACCATTCTATTTCAACCTAAAAGATGCATTGATAGCTAAGTTGTATTTTGAAAAAAAAATGCCTAAACGCCGCTTCAAAATTCATTCTGGAGTTATGTCTACACAAGGATTAATGAAGCTTGATGGTGGAACAAGTGAACACTCTCAAGGCTTAGTTGATGCTCACAAAGAGCGCTTAGCTTCACTTAAAAAATAAAGGGGAATAATCATGCGTACTAGTTCACAACTTTTTCCAGAAAACAAAAGCGTGACTGTGGATGACCTTATTGCAGCTCGTAGTGAAGCTAAGAATGATATGGGTGATATCAATGCCCTACTGTCCGCAATTGAGCTAAGTCTTGTTGAAAAACTAAAGGATCACAACTTAAGTAAGTTTGCCTTTGATAAAACCTTTCGCTTGATTGATATTGCCAAAACTCAAGCAGATTTATCTCAGGATTATCACAACGGTGAGCTTGCTCAATTAACTGGTGGTCAATACCAACTTGATGAGTTGAAAAATAATATTACACACCTAGAGGTTGTCCCAGAGACGCAAGTAATCAACACAAATCATTTAGCTCCAGCGAATGCGGCCATCTCTAAAACACTTACAGAAGGTTTTAAGAATGACGGACGGCGTTAATTACGCCGACCTCTCTAGGGAGGTTCTTTTTAAGGCGTTTTTATTATGGCTTACAAAGATTGGGTATCGCGGAATTGTTAGACCTTGTGGGCGCATGGAGTTTTATTGCGCCACAGTCAGCAAACTTTTTCCTAGAAACGTGCACATCACGTATGACGGAAAAATGAATAAGGCAGCTACCCAGCTTTTTAAAGAATTTGAAAAACATTTGAAGGCATGATCATGAGTAATGTAATTCGCTTTAGACGAAATGGGCTTGCACATAAGATCAGCCCGCAAGATGTAAAACAAAGATTAATCAACCCAAGTAAGGATGTTGATCTAAAGAAAGCAGATCAAATAATTGGAATTGATTTTGAAAGCTTGCCACATGATGAGCTTTTAAAGTTGGCTAGAGCTGGAGCTATAGACCTTATAGAAACAGATGCTCGCTATAAGAAAACCAATAATGCAACTAAACAGATTCTTCACTTGCTAGGTAGATTCTTGGATCGCCGATCTAAAGAGGAATGGAAGAAGTATAACGACTCCATGACACTAGATTCAGAAGCAGCAGCAAGAGCTATCGCCTTTGAGGAAGCCAATAACATCTTGCCAGAATTAGCGGGCAGTACGTTTGCCAATGTGTTTGCAAATAAAAATGAGGTGCAACCATGAACTTTTTGAAACAAGTAACTCTTAATTATAAGCACCTTCAAGCAACAAGTCTTTTTGCTGCACATCGTGAAGTAAGGTTCTACTTAATGGGTGTATTGGTTAAAGATGGAGTGATGGCCGCAACAAATGGACATTGTGCTCTTATCTGTGACGCTCCAGAAGTAAAAGATTTAGAGGTGATTATCCCAATTGAAATAGTTAAATCTTTTATTAAAAAGGTCGGTAATAACCCAAAAGTAAAGACTATCACTTTAAGCCAAATTGATGATGAATTTTGGTTGCTGGATTACGAAAATGGGATGTTTGAATTCTTCCGACCAATTGACGGCAAGTTTCCAGATATAAGCCGTGTTGATATTCCAAAACCGACCGAACCCCCTAAAGAGTTTGTGCAGTGGAATTTAGAATATGTGGGCCAATTCATGAAGTGCTCCAAAATTCTTAATTGCCGATTCCCTCTCTTTTATCCATCTGGTGCCACTACTTCAACTTATGTGGAATTTGTGGACGGCGTACACGGCCTATTGATGCCATTGCGAGTTTGAGGAGAAAGCTAATGTTAGATTTGAATAAGGAAAGAGAGGCTTTTCTGAATACCTTCCAATATTACAAAGGAAGAAGAGACATTATTTTTAGTAATGAGCATGAACTGTTTATGACTAGATCAAACAATCCTTCTGAAATTGCTCAGAAAGAAATAAGCAACATGAATAGACGTTGGGATGCTTGGCTTAGATGTGCAAAGCATCGTGATGCAGAGCTAGAAAAAGCCAAAGCTCAGGCGGTGCCAGAGGGTTACTGTTTGGTACCGAAAGAGATTCCAGACAGCGTTGTTAGCTGTTTAGAAAATAGTGGATTCCATTGGGGCGATGGGACTCGTGATCATTACACGCCTATTTATTCTTTGATGGTTGAAGTGGCAAGCGAATCGGGAGCTGAGGGATGAGTGAATTATATAGCAGTCAAGCTGTCAAAGATGTTCTTAATGAAAGAGAACGCCAAATTATAAAAGAAGGGTATTTACCTGAATTTGATAATCTCTATGAAGCAAATGAATTGCCACGAGCTGCATCTTGTTACGTTGATCATGTAGTAAGTAGAGGTTGGGTTTATAACAGCAAAGATTTCGGCCCCGAAGTGTATATGGATGAGGATGCTGCAGGATGGTGGCCTTTTGCTGATACTTTCTGGAAACCAAAAAGCCCAAGACAAGATTTGGTTCGTGCAGCCGCTTTATTAATTGCGGAGATTGAGCGTCTTGATCGAGAAGTTAAAGCGGAAAGTAAGGAGTAATGATGAAACGTTTAAATAAATTAGCCCGCATGACTCCAGAGGAAAAATCTGCACTTAAAAAAGAATTTTGGGAAGCTGCAAATGATGAGCCATTTCCGCCAGAAGTGGTCGCCGTGGTTCTGGATGTTTCAACTTCGCTTCTGCAGCAAAAGCGAACCCATGGTGGTGGAATTCCCTATACAAAAGTCAGTCCACGTAAAGTTCTTTACATCAAGTCAGACGTTATTGAGTATGTAAAGAAAAGAAAAGGAACTAATACGTCTAATGTAAGCGGCTCATAAGCCGCTTTTTTAATGCCTGTAAATGTAGCCAAGATGTAGCCTAAAAAATTAAAAATGTAGCCGTGTAGCCAGTATGTAGCCACAACCATAAAAGCCAAATAGCGCATAATATTGTTTAATGTTGCATAATCACTAAAATAATGATTTATTTAGGCTTTTATTGTTGCATAATATTGTTTAATGTCGCCTAATGTTGCAAAGATTTACAAAATTACCTTGAACTTTAGGGTTCAAGGGTAACGACATGCAGCGGCATCTTCGGAGCATTTATTTTTAAATAAATACCTATAAATTCGAATTTTATTTTCAAATTAAAATACCTAGACAGACCTGTCAGTATATTTTTTATTCTCTTAACTAATTAGTTGTTCTTAAAAATTAAATACTCATTATTTTTTTAATTATTATTCATTTCTACGTAAACATTCCTCATACCATCCTGCTTGGAAATCTTCAATTGCTTGGCGTTTAAAGAAACTTGTCTTAAATACTTTGGCAGCATAAGCTGAGCTAATTAAGTCTTGATAAAGCTGCTTGGCTTTTTCATCTGCTAGCCCATCGGCAATTTGTTGTAAATCTTGTGCTGGTACTTTTTGCTGTCGTGCTTCCATCACGTTATAAGCGACCTTTTTTACGATATTACAAATATCCGGATCAGCTGTACTTTCATTAGCATAGCAACCGGTGGCAATAAAACTTAATAATAATATTTTAAATTTCATATCCCTATCCTATTATTCATCTTCCGTTCTTAAAAAAGTAATAGATGAGAAGACCTATTCCTTTCAAAATGTTCATCCAGGATTAATTACATAAAAATAAATGATCATGACCACAAGCAAGATGGAAGCAAGTGTTAAATAGGTGCCGACTGTATTAAAACTCTGTAAAAATTTTAAGATCTGCATTTCAAATCCAGAGAAAAGTTGAAGTAATTAACAGAAGAAATTTAGCACAACTAAATAATGCCAATCAATTCACACTTTTAAATTTTTAACGTGATTTAATTCAAATATTATTCATTACATTTTATCCCCAAAGTCCCTTTATAGTAGTCAGTTGCACTTTTCAAATCTGACAATAATTTTTCTTCAGTATACGGTTTTGGTGAAACTTTTATTAATGCAGGCATGTATTGTTTTTTATACACATCAGGATAGTCATGACATAAAATTTTAACTTTAACTTCTTGAGGGGTATTTGGATTATCTAACTGATCTAAAAATTCACCAATTTTTCGGTCCGACTCTTCAAATTGAGCTTTATAATCAATTTGAGGTGCCTCAGATTCTGCCTGTTTCGTACATGCGCTGAGCAATGCCACACATAACATCATTGTTAAAATTTTTAACTTCATAGATTTCACATTTTCATATTCATCTTTAAATATACTTATCCTGATTAAATGTAAATAAATACTGTAAATACGTAAAAAAGAAAAAATTATATGTAGACAGTTTCTCCTAACAACAAAACTATTTTTACTTGGTCTAATACATTAGAAGACTAATTTTTAATAATTTTTAAATTTCGGTGAAGCCATAGAAAAACAGGTATAATTTTACTCGACTGACCTCAAATCTTTGTTAGATTTCTCCATGAATGAATTAAGTTTTATTAGAAAAAATTTAAGATCTAGAAGACGAGCTTTAACCCAATTTGAGCAAAAACAGGCTCAGCTTAATGTTTTACATTGCCTAAATCACCTTCCTATTTTTCATTCATCAAAAAAAATCGGTTTATATCTGCATGCTTTCGGTGAAATCCATACCGATCTTCTTATCAAATTATGTTTTAAAAAGAACAAACAAGTTTATTTACCCATGATTTGTTCGATGAAGCAACGTTTAGTATGGGTAAAAATAAATAAAAACCAATATTTAAGTCGTCGTTTTTCTCATCACCCATTGGGAATGAAAGAACCTATGGCGACTCGCGGAAAACATGTAGCACAGCTTGATTTGCTACTTATGCCACTTTTAGCTTGCGATCACTATGGGACACGTATTGGTATGGGTGGTGGTTATTATGATCGTACATTAGCTAGTGCTAAACATAAGCCCTACCGTTTAGGATTGGCACATCAATTTCAATTTATTGAACACACTTTAGAACGTCAAAGTTGGGATCAACCATTAGATGGTTTACTGACTCCACAGCACTTTTATTATTTTAAAAGATGATTTTTATATAAAATTTATAAAATCTCCAATATATCCTTTTACTTTTTTAGCTCCTTAAAAAACGAAAAAGTAACCACCCTAAGGATGGTTACTTTGCCGTGACAGACCGTTTTACCAACTTATATTAACACGTCTATTTGGCGCTAAACATTGAATAAGTTGTGAACTATTGTTATCACTACACTGCTTGTATAAGTCGGTCTGGCTATTCGCCTGTATTTGTATACGGCTTGGTTCAACACCTTGTCGTACCAGTAACTTGGCAACCGTATTCGCTCGTTTAGATGATAACTCTTGGTTATAACTAAACTTACCCAATGGGTCTGTGAATCCAGAAACAATAATTGGGGTTGTTGTTGGACTTTTCTTAATTTGCTCAGCAATTTTCACAACGCTATTAGTACCTTCTTCAATCGCACTCGCATCAAATCGTTCAAAAGCAAATAGGACACTCGCTGTACGATCTGCAATTACAGTGCTACGTTCTGGTGCCTGATTATTTGCTCCCAAAACAACTAAACCTTCACACGCTTCACCCTTCCAAGATAAACGTTCTGCTAAATAGTGCTTATCAAAATCAATACGCAACTGGCAACGCTGGTATTGGTGTGTGTTGGGAACACGGATATCTAGCACATAGTTCCAAACTTTTACTGCAAAAAGCCCTTCACTAAATTGTGGATTGCCTAGTAAAGCTCGAATTTGATCTTTATTTAGTCCTGTATCTAAACGAGCAACATCTTGGTATTCATAACGTTTTACTTGTTTCAAATAACTCTTTTCAATCGCTGGAAAATGAATTTTCTGTTGCTGAGCCTGTTCATTTGCATAAGTTGTGACTGCGAAACCAGCAAAAGCTGCTACGACTAAGCTTTGGATTGTTTTGTTCATCTCTATAATCTCTTTAATCTGTCGAGCAAGGAGAGCATTGCCCTCCTAACCAGTTTCTTAATTAATCACACCACTAATACCAACGCGGACGCTTGGCTCACCTTGAGAAGCAGCTGCCACACCACCTGTAATTGACCAACGGCCATTGTCAGAGGTTTTGCGTAAGGTCACACCGACTGCGTTCTCACCACCATGATATGCAGCACCAACAGCATAGGTATATTTACCTGCTACAAACGGCGCATTTTCTAAGGCCATGGCAGCGGCAATACCTGCATTAGCTTTTTTCTCAACGTCATCAATACGTTTATTAGTGTCATAGAACACTTGTTGTAACTGATCACCCAGATTGGTAATTTTGTTACCCAATTCTTGGTTCGACTGGTTTAAGGTCCCAATCGCATCATTAATATTGTTCTTACCTGTACCACCAATATTGTTGGTTGTAATTGAGCCATCTTTAGGATCAATCGTAGTATTTCCACCAATACTGTTTTTGATGCTTTCTGAAATTTTATGGATTTGTCCACCATTTACAGCTTGGTTCGAACCAGCTTTAATCTCACCATCTTTAACACCTTGAACAACACGATCACCCTCTTTACCAGCCATATTAATGCTAGTACCGCCAGAATCTTTACCGACCGTGATTTCACCATTTGGTTTTTGCTGTTGAACTAACCCAGCTTTACCATTAGAAATGTTATCGATGTTATTCTGAATATTCTTAATATCATTCGAGTTCTTATCGACTTGATTTTGAACATTCCATAATTGACCACCATTCACGGCATCTTTAGAGCCCTCAGCAATTTTACCGTCAGCTACATTTTTCAGATTGGTACCTTTTTCTCCACCACCTAAAGTGACTGAGTTCTTGTCGACATTGCCATTTTTATCTTTGTCATACTGCACAGCATGATCAGAAAGCTTGCCAATATCTTTACCAATTTGATCTTTAACTTCGTTAATTTGCTTGTCTAATTGGCCTTTGTTCACCGCATCTTTTGCATTAATACCGTCTGCAACATTGGTAATTTGTTTACCACCTGCATTAATACCATTCACTGTGATGCTTGGCCCACCCTTAATGGTTAGACCTTGTTGATTTAAGACATGGCCCCCGACATTCACGCTATCGAACTTCACATCTTTTAACATCTCAATTTTGACACCATCTTCTGTGGTACGGGTAATGATGTTCTCGCCACTAGTTTTATCTTCAGCAGTTTCTGGATTAGCCCCACCCACAATATTGATAGTGTCACCAAGCTTACGGTGAACTGCTTTGCCTTGGGTTGTTTTCTGGTCATTCGCACCAAAATTTAGCCCTTTTTGAGTCAAGTCATTTACACCATTAGTGACTTTTTCATCTACAGACTTAATTGCGTCATTGATGTTATTTTTACCTGTTCCACCAATATTATTGGTCGTCAGACTACCATCCGGATTAACAACTGTATTTCCACCAATACTGTTTTTGATGCTATTAGAGATATGGTGAACCTGACCGCCATTTACAGCATCTTTAGAATTTTGTGCAATAACGCCATTAGCCACATCAGTAATTTTCTTACCGCCGGCATTAATGCCATCTTTAGTAATGCTTGGACCATCTTTAATGGTTAAGCCATTATTATTAAGTACGCTATCACCCGTGGTTACACTATTTAATGTCAGATCTTTTTTAGTCGACACTTCATAGTTTGTACTACCATCTTTATTAACAGTTTCTTTTACAACAATGTTGTCGCCTTCAGTTACAGTAGTCTTTGCTTTCTTAGCTGTATTTTTTACTTCGCTAATCGCATCATTGATGTTGTTTTTACCCGTTCCACCAATATTGCTAGTAGTCAGACTACCATCCGGATTAACAACGGTATTTCCACCAATACTGTTTTTAATACTGTTTGAAATATTGTGAATTTGGCTACCATTTACTGCTTCTTTTGAAGTCGATGAAATGTGGCCTGCTTTCACATTATCTAAAACCGTACCATCCTTGCCTTTTAAGGTAACTTTATCTTTGGTCTTGGCATCATCGTATTTCACCGCAGCATCATCGGTTGCATTTTGCTTGGCAGCAAGATTGTCCAACTGACTCTTATTCACTGCATCTTTAGCATTGATACCATCAGCCACATTGGTAATTTTCTTACCGCCGGCATTAATGCCATCTTTAGTAATGCTTGGGCCTTCTTTAATCGTCAAACCATTCGTATTTAATGTGGTGTTGCCAGTGGTAACACTGTCAAACTTCGAGTCTTTTAACAGTTCAATCTGAATGCCATCTTTGGTAGTACGGGTAATAACGTTCTCACCGCTGGTCTTAGCCGTCGGAGTTGAAGCAGCTGCACCACCTACAATATTAAGCTTGTCACCAAGTTTACGGTGGACATCACTCCCGCTATTGCCAGCAAAGTTCAAGCCTTTGTTTTCAAGCTCAGTCTTGGTGTTACCAATCGTGTTGTTTAACTCAGTTTTAGTGTCGTTAATCTGAGTTGTGAGCTGATCCTTGGTATTATTTAACTTGGTGTTGGTATCAGTAATCTGGTCACCAAGGTCTTTCTTGGCATCATTCAAATTCTTGTTGGTATCCGCGATCTGGTTTCCTAAATCTTTTTTCGCATCATTTAACTGATTATTGGTATCAGTGATTCTGCCATTTAAGTTCTCTTTGACTTTAGTGAGCTGATCAACATTTACTGCATCTTTGGCATTGATACCATCAGCTACATTGGTAATCTGTTTGCTACCAGCATTAATGCCCTGTTTGGTAATGCTTGGGCCTTCTTTAATAGTCAAACCATTCGTATTTAAGGTGGTGTTGCCAGTAGTCACACTGTCAAACTTCGAGTCTTTTAACAGTTCAATCTGAATACCATCTTGAGTTGTGCGAGTAATAATATTTTCACCGCTGGTTTTAGCCGCCGGAGTTGACGCAGCTGCACCACCTACAATATTAAGCTTGTCACCAAGTTTACGATGTACATCTGCACCGCTGTTACCAGCAAAGTTCAAGCCTTTGTTTTCAAGCTCTGTCTTGGTGTTGTCAATTTTGGTATTTAGTTCAGTTTTCGTATTACCAATCGTGTTGTTTAACTCAGTTTTAGTGTCGTTAATCTGAGTTGTTAACTGATCTTTAGTGGTATTTAACTTGGTGTTGGTATCAGTAATCTGGATACCAAGGTCTTTCTTGGCATCATTCAGATTCTTGTTTGTATCTGTGATCTGATTACCTAGATTCGTTTTTGTATCATCTAACTTCTGATTCAGGTTAGTAATATTCTGGGTATTCTTACCAATATTGCTCGTATTTTGATTAACACGACTATCAACATTTTTAAGCTGGCGTACTGTTACTGCATCTGAGTCAGCTGAGCCATCTTCTACATTGGTAATACGGCGTTCTTTTCCAGCCGACCCAACAGAAATCACACCATTAGATTGAGAAGCATCACGATTAGTCAGGAAAGAAGTTCCTGTTGCTTCTGTCGCTACAGCATCTTGGCCTAAAGCAACACTATTTTTGGCTTCTACTTTACTGCGTGCGCCTAAAGCAACACCACCTTCAACTAATGACTGAGCACCTTGGCCAACTGCAACTGCATTTTCTTGATCGGCAATTGCACCGCCACCAATCGCTGCAGCATTTTTACCCGTGGCTTTAGCACCACCACCTACAGCAGCAGCATTTTCATTTGTAGCCTCAGCTCCTTTACCAATTGCTGCTGAATTATCACCTGTTGCCTGCGCACCACTACCAATTGCTGCAGAACTGTTCCCAGTCGCTTTTGCTCCTTCACCCGGTTTATTACCAGAGCCAATTGCTGTTGAATTTGTACCCGATGCCAATGAGTTAATACCCATTGCCGATGCGCCATCACCTGTTGCTTGTGCAACAGCACCGAATGCAGCGGCACCTTTACCCGAAGCATTTGACATGACGCCAAAAGCAGAAGAAGCATCACCAGTTGCTTTAGAGGTCATACCAAAAGCAGAAGAAAACGCTCCTGTACCTACAGCTTGAACCCCAACAGCAGTTGAACCATGATTCGCTTCGGTTGTTGGATATTTACCTGCCTGTAAAGTACCACCAGTAATTTCCGTATAGGTATTACTTAATTCCGTATCACGTGCGATTTTATCGACATCATCACCACCAATTGCAACAGAAGAGTTCCCTTTTGCAATCACGTCGGCACCAATTGCTACTGACTGATCCCCAATTGCTTTCGTCTGATCACCAATCGCAACAGATTGGTTACTATTGACCCCTTCGGCACCTTGAGTCGATGCATTACGACCTATAGCAACATCCCCACGTCCTACAGTTTGGCTACTACTTCCCATTGCAATAGCACCAGAACCTATTGCCTGTGCACTACCCCCAATCGCCATTGCCTCACGACCAGCAGCAGAAGCATTTACCCCTACAGCAATAGCATTACGACCAGTCGCACCATCATTTTCAAAGTTACCACCTTGCTGACCATTGTCATTAATACTGACATAATGGGTACGAGCAGCTTTTAACTGACGCACAGTTGCAGCATCAGAATCTGCTGCACCATCTGCTACGTTTTGAATACGGCGTTCCGTTCCAATATCTCCGATTGACAAAACACCTGTTGGTGCTGATTGTTTAGTCAAGTAACTTTCACCAGTTGCTTGACTGGCTTTTGAATCTTTACCTAAAGCAATACTGTTTTCCGCTTCAGAACGGGCACCTTTACCAATTGCTACGCCGCCTTCAAAGCTAGCTTCTGCTTGGTCCCCAATAACAACTGCATTATCTTTTTGTGCCTTTGCACCGGTACCAATTGCGACAGACTTTTTACCTTTAGACTCTGAAAATGCACCAATTGCTAAAGCATTTTCTTCAGTAGCAACCGCACCTCCACCAAATGCAATCGAGTCTTTACCCGTTGCTTTAGTAGCCATTTTTGGTTGATAAGCAGCGCCTACCTGCCCAGCAACAGGGTCAGCATTTTCAATATCTGGTGAGCCAATCGCAATTGAACGGTAACCTTCTGCAGTGGCTGAATGCCCTATGGCTAAAGAACCTTTACCCGTCGCAGCAGCAACATTACCAATAGCTTGTGAGAAGTCGGCTGTCGCTGCAGATTGACGACCAACTGCAAGAGCAGTATTTCCAGAAGATAAAGCACCCGTACCAATTGCCACACCTGAAATACCTTGAGTCGTCGCATAAGAACCAATTGCTGTTCCTAGGCCTTTCTCAACTACAGCCCCCGTACCAACACTGATTGCTCCGCCTTGTTTCATTGCGCCAGCATAAGCACCGGTAGAATTATTATATGGATTATTACGATTTGCGATGTTAGAGCCAGTTCGGTCTTGAGTTTGTGCCCCGCAGCCAATAGCAATATCTTTTTGATTAGCCGTATTAGCGCTTCCTTCACGACATGAAGTTGTACCAGAAATAGATGTTCCTTGGCCTATTCCCCCTTCGGTATTTGTCCCAGCAAAAGCATTTGGAGCAAAACAAATTACACCCGATAAAACTGCCGCTGATACATTTAAAGTTTTTGATTTAGTCTTTGTTTTACTTTTTGCAATTTCAGAGGTTGCAACCCATGCTCCAATCGAAGCATTCCAAATGACCTTGTAAACTTTATTCATAAAACTTCTCAGACAAATACCGAACTCAACGACCAATAAAAATGTACAAATACATTTTTAAAATTTTTGGCCCCAAAAAAAGAGGCGGCATCCTAATTGAATAAATTTAAAGGGTAAATATAAAACCGAAATAATGATAAGAAAATTTGTGATTTCAATCACAAAATATATTTTTATAATTAATTTTAAGTTTTTGAATTTATTAATAAAAATTTAAATTATAAATATTATGTGTTGTTTTTGTTAATAATAAGTAATTTTATTTTAAAATAGAATAATAGCTCTAAATAAATGTTTATTTTTTATCAAATTAATTAAATATAAATATTTTTAAAAATCAATTTTACTTTAAAAAAATAGAATATTAGCTCTAAAAAATAATATCTAATTTTATTTAAAATATATTATAAAAATACAGGTGTATATTATAAATTATAGTGTGATTATTCTAATATAAGACAAATGATATAAATAATTAATATTTAAATATACTTAATAAAAATATGTATTTTAAAATTAAAACTAAACAAATAATTTTACTTACAAACAAGTCTTGCTCCAGTAAGAGAAGAAGAATTATTAAGTAAAAATGAGTAGCCGCTCTACAAAATTTTATTCTTCTTAAGAATTAATCTATTGATTCATAACATTTTTAAAAAAAAGTTGACTAAATTAGTCCTTTTTTCAACATTTTCTATTGTCATGCCCTTGTAATTTTTAAAATACACATCACTATAAAAAACATGGCAACCTCGTTGTCACTCATTAGGAGTGCCCATGTCTGAACTTATTATGAATGAAAAAACTGACTTAGAGCCTCAGGTTCCAAGTGTATTACCACTATTAGCCTTACGTGATGTGGTGGTTTATCCACACATGCAGATTGCGCTATTTGTGGGTCGTGAAAAATCGATCAATGCAGTTGATGTGGCTCGTAACAGTGACAATTTAGTATTTGTAGTTGCGCAAAAAGATTCGCTTACAGAAGAAATTGATCACGACAATTTATACCAGTACGGTACAGTCGCTAAGATTGTACAAGTAGTTAATCATGAAAATGATGAAAACTGCATTAAAGTACTTATTGAAGGCTTACATCGTTCTAAGTTGAAAAAAATTATCGATGAAGATAGTTATTTGACTGCCGAACATGAATTAAGTCCAATGACGATTAATGTAGATAAGGCAACGCAAGAAACTCGTTTACAAGAGTTACGTAATTTATTTGCTCAATATGCAGAAGCAAAATTACGTAATGCACGTGAACTGGTTGCTGCTGCCAACAAAATCGAAGACTTATTGCAATTGATGTTCTTCGTAGCAACTCGTGTGCCTCTAAATATTGAAATTAAGCAGAAATTTTTAGAGTACGATGAGTTTGAAGCTCATTTGCAAGAGTTGATGAACTACTTGATGAATCAATCTGCTGAACAGCAAATTGAGCAAACTTTACATGACAGCGTAAAACGCCAAATGGAAAAGAACCAACGTGAATACTTTCTAAATGAAAAAATGAAAGTCATTCAACGTGAACTTTCCGATATGAATGGCGGTGCTGAAGATGACGTTGCTGAAATAGAGAAACGTCTTGCTGAAGCTGATTTACCTGAACACGTACGTAAAAAAGCCGAAGCTGAGTTCCGTAAACTTAAAGCAATGCAGCCTGCATCTAGTGAAGCTGCTGTGGTACGTAACTATCTAGAAGTGATTCTAGATACGCCATGGAACAAAGCGAGCAAAGTCAGTATTAACCTGAACAAAGCGCAAGAGATTCTTGATGCCGATCATTATGGTCTTGATGACGTTAAAGATCGTATTGTTGAATACCTAGCTGTTCAATCACGTGTGAAAAAACTCAAAGGCCCTATCCTTTGCTTGGTTGGACCTCCAGGGGTTGGTAAAACTTCACTTGGTGAATCAGTAGCGAAAGCAACAGGTCGTGAATTTGTTCGCATGGCGCTTGGTGGCGTACGTGATGAAGCAGAAATTCGTGGACACCGTCGTACTTATATTGGTGCGATGCCAGGTAAAATCGTGCAGTCTTTAACAAAAGTTGGTGTGAAGAACCCATTGTTCTTACTCGACGAAATTGACAAGATGGCACAAGACTACCGTGGTGATCCTGCTTCTGCTTTGCTTGAAGTGCTTGATCCATCACAAAACAGTAAGTTCAACGATCACTATTTAGATCTTGATCTTGACCTTTCTGAAGTGATGTTCATCTGTACTGCAAACAGCATGAATATTCCAGAAGCCTTGTTGGACCGTATGGAGGTTATTCGTCTACCGGGTTATACCGAAGATGAAAAAGTTAACATTGCTGAGCGTTACCTTGTTCCTAAAGCAATTAAGAACAATGGTCTACGTCCAAAAGAGTTAACTATTCATGAAGAAGCGATCCGTGACATTGTTCAACGCTATACACGTGAAGCTGGCGTACGTAATTTAGAACGTGAAGTTTCTAAAATTGCACGTAAAGTCGTAAAAGAAGCGGTAAGTAAAAAATCTAAAAACTTACAGCTTGACGTTACCTCTGCCAATCTTCCTGAATACCTAGGTCCACATAAATTTGACTTTGGTATGGCCGAAGATGAAGCACAAGTAGGCCGTGTAAATGGCTTGGCATGGACTTCTGTAGGGGGTGAATTGCTTACTATTGAAGTTGCCGCAGTTAAAGGTAAAGGTAAATTCATTACAACCGGTTCACTCGGTGATGTAATGAAAGAATCAATTACCACCGCAATGACTGTAGTACGCACACGCGCCGATGAACTTGGAATTGAAGCATCTCGCTTTGAAGAAACTGATGTACACGTTCACTTACCTGAAGGTGCAACTCCAAAAGATGGTCCATCTGCTGGTTTGGCATTAACAACTGCACTTGTATCAGCATTTACTGGAATTGCGATTCGACCAGATATTGCAATGACAGGTGAAACAAGTCTAGGTGGTCGTGCGATGCGTATCGGTGGCTTGAAAGAGAAACTTCTTGCTGCACATCGTGGTGGAATCAAGCTCGTCTTTATTCCTCAAGATAACGTTCGTGATTTGGCAGAAATTCCAGACAATGTGAAAGAAGGATTAGAAATCAAAGCTGTGAAAAGCATTGATGAAATCTTACCTTTAGCATTAACTTCGATGCCAAAGCCTTTACCTAAAACACCGATTGTAAAACCGGTGGAAGGCTCAAAAGCAGCGCGTCACTAATTCACATATAAAAAAAGAGGGCTTCGGCTCTCTTTTTTTTGTTACACAATTTGATTGAAAAATATCCAACCATCCTCATAATAAGAAGTAAGAGTAATTAATTCTACTCTGTACACGATAAAAATAGATAACTCATTGAAATAATGTCATAATAATTGTTTTCTAACGACGAATACTATGACACA